CTCCCCCTCCAGTTGGTTAGTCGATACCGTAGAACGCGGAGACTAATGCATCGGCTCTAAGTACTTTGGCTCCATAAACATGAAGACCTCGTACAATATCACCAAATGAATCAGGATCTCGTAGAACTTCAGTACTCGTAATCGTCTGTGCAGTCGCTGTAGCAGACATATGTCCAGCGATACATTTACCAGCAGCATTACTTGCAGCGGCAATGTTATTCGACTTGTACATATTAAAGCCGCGAAGCTTACCAGATGATACTAGACCGTTTCTAATAGAACCTTGACCAGCATTATAATCTACTGATAAAAGTTTTGAAGCTGTTGCAGACAGAACCTCATAGAACTCAGGAGCGGCTACGAACCATCTCCCTTCTTCTGGGATATTAGACTCATCTAGAAGACGAGCCATGTGTGCCAAAACATCTATGGGATCATGCTCTGAAGAGCCGAAACCAATATCTAGATTACCTGTGCCATCAAATGTACCAGCAGCTAGATCCGTAGCACTGTCCGAACCAAGGATATGGTTAGGGCTAGATGCGGATACACCTGCAAACATTGTGGCAATCACGCCTTCGTCAAACGCATCTTTAAGCGCATAGGCCGCTGAAGATGAAGCTACTTCCCTCCAGTTCACATGGGACATATTGCTTTCAATATCATCCACCTTGAACTTAAAGGCATTAGCTGTATCCACTACAAGAGATAACTCTTGATCTGTCAGCTTCGTTTGAGTTACGTCCGCACCACGCTCGTATTGATATACGGTAATGGTCGGTTCTTTAATAATCTTTACTGAGTCTCCGAAGTTAGTAATCTCACCGGAATAATCGGTGTTCGTAATCGCTTCCGCTACCGAAGATTTTCTGAAAAAGTTAAGAACCTTTTTAGAATAAACGGCAGGAAGAAAAAACGAATTAGTCTGACCACTTACAGAGTTAGCAAAGTTACCATTAGTATCTGTACCTTGTTCAAAAAACTGGTCACTTGCATTATACGCCATTTCTGATTCCTCCTAAAAAAATAGACAAATTATTTTACTACTCTGCCTTCTGTAATAGCTTGATTAATTTCTTCTTCAAATCTATCAAACTGATCCATAGGCATTGCAGTAATTTCCCGTTCAGTCCAAATCCTCTGAGGCTGCGCCGCATCTACTGTTGTTGTTTTAGTAGACACTAGATCGGCTGCTGAAGCTTTAGAAGAAGACTGCTTGTTTTGTGATCTTTTAGATTGTTTCCCAGGAGTTGTTAAGCCATTTTCAAGTTTATATAAGGTAATTGCTTTACTAGCTAAAGTAGCATCTAGTGAATTTTTATATACCCAGTCTTGTATCTGTTCCGGTTGCTCTTTTGCCCATCCGTGAAACTCGTCTGATCCTCGAATATCCTCGAAATCAGGATGAGCCTGTTTTAAACCAGCTTCTGCTTCCCTTCTCATTATATCATTTTCACGTTGTTGTACCGCTGATAGCTGAGACTGAAGCTCTTTAACTTGTTTTTCACTTTCTAAATGTGCAACCGTTTCTACTGTTTCATATAAATCAGGATATTCTTGTTTAAATTTCTGTAGCTGTTCTTCAGTTTTTGGCGCTTCATATTGAGGCTGTGAGGCCCTTTGTTGCGCTGTTAGCTGCTGCTCTCGCTGTTTAAACTGTGATACCTTATCATCATAATGCTTTTTAAGATCGTCATAGCGTTTCTTATAGTTCGTCCTTTTGGAAGTTTTCTTATCTTCTCCTTCTTTTTGTACAGGGGCCGTATTACTACGGGTAGCCTGTGGAGAAGAAGTATAGAATAATGAGTCTGCTGACTCCATTGGATTGTCTGGCTTATGCCAAGACTTCTCCATATTGTAAGGATTAGCATTCTCTTCTTCCTGGGGCTGTAACTCTTCTTGTTGTTCAATCATTATCACTCTCCTTTACGGGGCTTGTCGTTTTATAAGGTAGCTACATTAAATACGTTATTTAATATAGGGCTTATACTCCAAGGTAGCCAAAAGGTTAAAATATGATAAGGGGCCGTGTTGCCACGGGTAGCCTTATCCCTTTCGCATTCGGGGATTAACTGAGAGCATTCCTTGCTTGATTCCATCGTTGTCTTCAAGTTTTTCAAGGTCTTTGCTCATAAGTCCTCCCGCCTGCGCTATTTGTCGTTTATCTGCCCTAGCTTCTGCCTCTTTCATCATGGCCTGCATGTTGTCAGGACCAAGCTCATCAGCTGCTTTAGCGGTTACGACAAACTCTCCTTCCGATAACCTTGCGGGAATCGAATCGGAGACTCCAGTTCCAGGGCCTTCTACTGCCCCCTCACCGGAAAATTCAGAAGCTGTTCCTATAACTTTGTCAAATATTTGACTCAGCTGTGGATCATCTTCTAACTTACTCATTAAATATGTTTCCTCTTCGCTATCAAGAGACTCATTAATAATAAAAGAAAGATACTCTCCTTCCATTTCATCGTCTGAATCCATCATCTCTCCTTCCTCTGCTATATCTTCTGGAGGAAAATCAGGAGAAGAAGCCATAGACATCTCGCCTTGTTGTTCTGTTGGAACCAGCAAAGCAGGTGATACTTCATCTTCCATAGAAACTAGAGAGCCTTGGTTATACTTGTATCGTCTATTAGTCATATTAATCCTTTCTATCTTTAGCTTCTTTAACCTGTTCCTTCAACTGAGCCAACCGCGCCAGCAAAACCATCTTCCCCTGGCTGCGAAACACTTCCCGTTCCGATGTTGCCCCCACCAGTACCTGTGTCTCCAAGGTTTTGAGGTTGTCCAGGTGCTCCTGTAACGCTTCCCATAACTCCTGGTTGTTGACCAGAAGGGCCAGCTTCCTCGCTAACTGTTTTTCCAGCATTTTGCATTCCTATAATTTGTGCCATAATAGCGGCTTCTTCGGGATCATTCAAAACTTCATCAGGATCAAGATCTAATGTGTAAGCAAGCTCACTAATTAGCTTCGATATTTTAACAAAAGGTGCAATAGCAGGGTTTTGTACAGATTGTAAGAAAGTAGTAAGCCGTTGACTCCTTACTTCCTTTTGCATCAGGCTGTTTGTTCCCGTAGCTTTAACCTCTAAATCCCCTTTAACACCTAGTTTACCCTCAAGAAACTGCATATTCCATTGAAAATAAGCTTCTCCTAACGGTCTAAGAAGAAAATCATCTAAGTTTTTAACTACAGTCTTTATGTTTAAAGAAGCTGCACCTAGAAGCATAGACATACCAGAAGCTGTTCTTGTCATGCTTTGTACGCCTGTTTGTCCGTGACTATAACTAGGAATACCTGTCTGTTCATCTGCAAGTTGTCTAAACTTATCAAACATCATCATGTTTTCAGTAGAAGTATTAGGAAACTTAACACCATGAATAGCTTGTCCTGGCATTCCTGCTTGTCTACGGAACACTTTACCTGGATATATTTCCATGTTTTGACCACCAACTAAAGCAGACTCGTCTACGTCAAAGACTAGAGAACCTGATAAAGCTAAGTTGTCGATTGCCATACGAGCGTGTCCATTCATTATCTTTTGGGAATCGTCCATGTTTTCTGCTATACCTATTCCAAAGAAACTATAAGGATTTCGTTCATAAGGAAACGAATGATAAGGAATACGATAAGGAGTAAAAGGATTAACTGCAACTCTTAACAAGATTCCATTGCATGTCCAAGCATTAATTTGTACCTCGTCTAAATCATCTACATCTTCTCCTAGATCTAAACCTGATTCACGAGCATACTCTGCGTCCATGATTCCCCAGTACTCTAAAACTTCAAACTTCCCTGAACCGTAATCTTGAGAGCGATGATCATCTTTTAACTCATGCTCATAATCTTTTTCAACATAGTTTGATCCCATTGTCAAACAAGCACGAATAGCGTCCTTATCAAAGTAGGGAAGCTTGCTTAATGCTCTCACTTGAGATCTATTTAATTTATGTCTATGAAAAGCATATTCACATTCACTTATGTTGGTTGCGTTAGGATCAGGAAAGAAGTCCCATATACTTACAAATTCTATGCGAGGAACTCTAACTGATAAAGGAGCATAAGATCTCTCTCCATCTTCTCCCTCGTCCCATTTATTTAACGTCTTATTAAAATTAAAAGGGCCTTTAACAATACCCGTACCGAATAACGCCGCTTCAAATAAAGCGTTTCTGATCTCACTTGATCCATTAGACTCGTCAATTTGATCGTGAATAAGCTTTTCCATTCTTCGAGCTGCTTTTTCTGCCGGATTAACCTCAAGCGCCTGCGGTGACGGTGACAACCCTTCCCGCAACACTCCGTCTTCTTTTGCTTTTTGCTCAAGAAACTCTTCCTCAAATTTACCTGTGTTAAAAGTTGCTCCTGGTTTTAATACTTTCCCGTCTCCTTCGTAACCTACATCATAAGGACTAGGTTCAGTTCCTTCTTCTGAAGCTTCTCCTGTCTCTTCCTTTTTTTGAGGAGTTGTCTCTATCCCTGGTAAAGGGTTATTAATATCTAAATGAGCGTGTTCAGGGATTCCTTCTGGAATTTTAGTCTCGCTAATCCCTATAGGAAACTTACCTGCTCCAAATATAACATCTACTAACTGACCAAAGGCTGCTAATACTTTTGTTTTTGTAACTTTTACAAAGACTCTGGACTTCTCGGTTTCTCTGAATTTAAGGTGTTTGCCATACAAACCACGATAATTATGATAAGCCGTTATCCATCGTTGCTCGTCTAGATCTCTAGAACTTTCAGCCATATTGAAGCGGCTTTCTAAAAGACCTACAAACCTATTGCGAGCGTCTTCCTCAAGAACTAAGGTTTTCCCTTCTTCTCCCTCGACATCTTCTAAGTAAAGCGCGTTAGCACTTTCTCCAAACATATTAGTATTTTCTGCCATTTAATATCCAAATTCCATATCTATAGGTTGATAAGCTTGCTCTAATCTAAAATTTCTCATTCTATTAATAGGGTCGTCTATTTTCGGGCGCGACATAATTAAATACCGTAAGGCATCATAAGCGTGATCAGGGGCGTGTGTATCTACGTCTTCAGATCTAGTCTTATCCATTGGAATGCTTTGTAATTCTTTTATCAAGTTTGGACAAGAGTTAAAAATTTGCATCTTTGGCCTTCCACTATGTCGTATTTTTAAATATTCGTGTATTTGAATTTTCCCTTGTATCCTATTTTTGTCTGCTCTACGAAGCTTATGTCCTTCATTGACTAGAGCTTCTCCTACTGTAGGGCCTGTCGTACCTGTTCTAGCCCATGCAGCTGTGTCTAATACACCTGGAACGGCAAAGGGGTCAGCTATTTCCATTTCTGTGATAACCTGTCCTAAATCCTTCCCTGTTAAATTCTTTTGATATAATTCTCTATAAACAACCAGTGTCCCATCTGTCGAGTCTACTGCTGCCCATATGCAAGCGCTTTCAGAAGCGTAACCGTAATCAATTCCTTTTACCCTTTCCCATGATATCGGAAGTTGAAAAGGAGGAATAACGTGCATAGTAGGATCAAACTCAGTAAAGGCTGCTCCTTCTGTTATATCCCAATTACCCTCTAATAACTGCTTCCGTTGAACCGGAGGAAGAGCTTTAAGCATCTCTTCATAACGTCCGTCTGTAGAAAGATAAGGATTATCGTCTAGTCTAGCAGGAATAAAACGTCTTGTAAGACCGTCTGCGCCTTTAAAAGCTTGTCCTGGCTCATTCGGATCAACATATCTTTTCTTTACCCAATGCGCACCAACGCCTCCTGGGTTTGCAGTACACCTTAAATAGGGATCAATTTCCGAATCTGTTGTACGCAACCTAGAAGACAAGTAATTCCAGCCGAACTCAGTAGGAAGGTGAGTAATCTCATCAAAACCTATCCAAGAATACGACTGTCCCTGGTAGCGGTAAACGTCTGCATCTCTTTCTAAGAAACCAAACTCTACTTTAGCTCCGCTAGGGAAGTTCCATACTTTTTCTACTTCTCTAAACTTACAGCCAGGGAAGGCCCGTGGGTACAATTCTCTGGACTTATCTATCAACTCTCTTAATTCAGGCATTGATCGTCTAAGTATCAACGCTCTATGTGCTGCACGATGGCAAAACCTTAAAGGGTCTACCAACATAGCATAAGACTTACCTCCTCCTGCGGCTCCTCCATACAGAACATCTCGTTCAGGGGAAGCTAAGAACTCTGTCTGTGGACCTTCGTTCGGTTCAAAGACAACACTGTTTTTATAAACTTGTTCTTTTACTGTAGCAGGTAAATGCTTTTCAATATCTTCTTTTGTGATGATTTTCCCAGCAAGGGTCTTCTTGGAAGCTGGCTCATCTAGTTTACCTTGTATCTTTCTTTGCTTTCTAATCGTTTCTTTTACATTCTTTAACTTAATAGCTATCTTTTCAGCTCTTTTTTCTTTAGACCTTAAAGATTGCCTAGCCTTTTGCTTAGCTATAGTGTCAGAATGTAAGTTATACCCTTTTGATTTCACTCCTTTCCTACGGCCTGCCTTCTTTTTGGGCGTGCCGTCTAGCTTTAAAAGGAAATTATCCTTACTATCTTTCTGATAAAATTCTGGATTGATGTCCCAATCGTTCAGAGGAGTTTCTTTTTCCATAATTTATGTCTATATGCTTCTGTAATCCTCTACCTGACAACGGTCTTCCAGTCTTATAGCTGATCCATTCAGCTCCTTCTCTATAATTAATAGAGTTAACTACTACCGACTCTACAACAGATTGAAAAACTTCTATATGTTCTTCGTTAGGTATGACATAATTAGAATCCTTATCATCTGTATCGTAACCAAAAGGAACACAACCTGCTCCTCTCTTCTTACGCATAACCTAAAGCTTCTTGAGATTCAGCTTCTATTATATCTTCACCTGTTAAGGACAGGAATGAATTATCCTCTTGTTTAGCAGGTAGTATAAAGATTCCTCCGTCCGTAGTATGATTTACATTCACTCTTTCTGTTTTTCCTAGTCCTATACGGTCTAGAATAGTTTGCGCAGCCTGTAAACGTATGTTAGCTTGTGGTATAGGTTCATTAGAATCCATCACATGTACCAGTTTAAGGGCTGCTTTGGGGGCAGATTGGGCAAGAATATGAGAGGCTAGGTCTATCATTTCTTCTTTAAGGGAATTTATAACTTGAGAATAGCTGCCTTCTGCATATCCTGCCAACTCTGCTGCTTTCTTTGGATCACCTCCAGTTTTTATCAGGTTATCTAAGAAACTTTGTTGCTTTTCCGACAACTCACGTTGCCTGTTTGCTTGAGGTTTAGCAGAAAGTGCTGATAAATACTTTGAATTTGAATGGGTTGTTTTAATATCTTCTTCCATCCTATATATTATAGGGGTCAATATAGGATTTGTCAAGTCTTTTTCTTTTAATATACTAACATAGGGTAACTCGTTACACTCGTACATTAACTGATTGTAATGTAATATATCTATGTAGCTATTGACAAAAGTGAATATGAGCTGTATACTAAAGTAACAGGCCCCAAGGTTCTAGAGCCTTATAAAGCTACTAAGCTTATAAAGCTTCTAAAGCTTCTAAATTCTTTTGAAGCTTTGAATAGGATGCCGCCAGCTAGAATAGTTCCAAAGTTGAAAAGCTTTGAAATGTACGCCATTGTGTTTTATACCCACCCCACCCCCCATGGCCACCTGCCTACCCTCTTCTTCTCAAGCTTTAGAATGAGTCTAATTCTCATCTGCACTTGTCAAGCTTCGAAAGCTTCAAAGCTTCAAAAGCTCCCACGCC